TCCCAATAAAATAAACCACCGTCTCTTGGGTTTATTATTAAATCTTCACCAAAATTATCATGTGACCATGTTCTAATTTGCGCACCCGGTGTTGTAACTGATGCTGCATTACCCCAGCCAACAAAATCATTATCAGAATCTGCATTACCAACAGCTAATCTTACAAGTGTATTATCTGCATGAGTTGCTGGAGATGTTCCACTATGTCCACGGGTTACGGTCATAGTATTATCATCAGTAGTTGCTGATACAAGCATAAGCTCTTCTTCTACAAGTATCACATCGTTTGCAGTGTTCATGCCCGTTTCATCATCAACATCTACATCTGTTTCACTTGCATCTAATGCTTCATTAAGTTGTGTAGCTAAAGCGCCAGATGTTGTTCCACTCCATTGTCCAGCGCCCCATCCTGTACCACCAACTGTCACATCTAATCCTACATTTAACTGATATGTGCCAACAACATTACTTCCACCATTACCTGTATCAGATGAATTAGCTGCAACACTAGATGTTATTGTATAAGCATTAGAACTTATCAATGATGTTATCTGAAACTCTGCATTTAATATCGTAGCTGTTATCACACCACCTAAACTAACAGCACCAGAAAATGTAACAAAATCATTTTCATTTGCGCCATGAGCAGGGTCTGTAACAGTTATTGTGGTAGATCCATTGGTTGCTGCAAATGTTACATCACCAGCAGATGTTGTGCTTCTTATAGGGGTAATATCACTAAATGTTTGACCCTCTTCTATATAATATTTTAGGTGTGTGCCAACACCCATAAAATCAGAACCATCTAATGCTACCCAATTATGTAATCTTCTAGCACTACCTAAATATGTGTTAAGGCTATATTTTTCCCAGCCTCCTATCTTTTCTGGAGAACCTAATCTAAACCTTATTTTATCGCCATCAACAAAACCGCCTTCATTACTGTAAGGTGTAATGTCTGATACAATACCTGATTTAAATACTATTTTATTTAAAGGCATTATGCTGTACCTCCAGTTAAAGATCCACTACCACTTGACGTTACGTTACTGACACCTTGTATTGATTTACCAGACGCTCCTCCAGAACTACCACTTGATCCATTTGTTGGTGCAGAAGACGGAAAACTTATAGATGTACCACTACCATTACCACCAGTTGATCCAGTTGATCCAGCAGCACCAAATGCTCCGCCAGCGCCCCCTGCTCCACCAGAGCCTGCATTATTTGATCCTGATCCACCACTTGTTCCTGATCCAGCGGATTGATTAAATCCTTGACCCACACCCCCTGTTCCAGCAGAACCTCCTGACTGTATTGACAAACAAGTTCCTGAAACAGAAAAACTTAATGAATTATATCTATAATTAGGAGCAGCTGTTCCTTGATGCCCAGTTGTAGAATAAGTAGTAAAATAAGTAGTTGTGGATGCCGTAATACCTGCTGTGCCACTGTTAGAAACAGACGTTCCTGCACTTGATGTGCTTGTGCTTACAGAGATTGTTGGTGTTCCATACCCACTACCATATTGTGAACTAACATTAGCACTTACTGTGTAGACACCTGTTTTATTTGTTACAGCAGATATATACATAGGACCTCTATTTGCACAGTTACCATTCAAACCATCTCCTGCACCGCCACCATGATTCACTCTAAATTGTGTGCTACTGCCAACACCGTATCTTGCGTATTGTCCGTTTATACCTTTCCAACGCCTATCTGCTACTTCACCTTGCCCATCAAGATCATTCCCAGATGAACCATACACAGTAAACCAACTAGGAGAATTATTTTGTGGTGTATTATAGCTGCCAAAAGCTCCACCACCTAAATCTGTGACACTTGTAAATGTAGCAGTGTCTGTAAAAACTCCATTACCACCAGAACCTCCAGCACCACCTCCACCGCCACCAGCTTTGATTGTGCCATTATTTACTAGAGTAACTGCAACACTACCATCAACTTGCAAGGCATTGCCACCTGCCGCCCCTGCTGCGCCACCAGCACCTTCTATACTACCATTGTTAGTTATAGTTATTGTGCCTGCACCTGTGCTGTCTATCTTTAATGCTGGAGCAGAAGTGCTTGTTGCGCCTATAGTTTGCGATGAATTAATTACTATTTCTTTTGGATAGTTAACTGCAAAGTCATCACCAAAAACACCAACACCACTTTGATCTGTTGCAGTAGATGAATATGTTTTTCTAAATGCTCTCTTCTGCCCATAAAAATCATTAATAGATAATGGACTGCTATTTGCACTTGTCGGTACATCTGCTGATAAATTTGTAGCTGTATTATTAGATGCGTTTGCTCTAACTAAAGAACCACCTCTGTAATAATCGTTTAACAAAATAGGTGCAGATGAGCCGTTATTATACTCATCTCTTATATCTGATAATGATATTGCACCACTAGATTGTAATGTCATTATAAACTTGTTCCAAATGCTGTTACATTATTAGCTGATGTTACCGCACCATTAGACCCTAATTTAAAAACTGTTGTGCCATTATATTTAAATAATAGTTCGTTATCGCCAGTATCTAATGATATTGCCCATTTACTAGAACCAAATAATATTGCGTTACCATTCGTGTCTAAATCACCACCTAGTTGCGGTGTAGGGTCTGCAACTAAATCTGTTGGAGCAATGGATGTCACATTGGCATTTGCACCAGTTCCATCTGCAAATAGTATTGCTGTTAGTCCTGTAGCAACTGCAACTGTGCTACCACTGCCGCCACCTTGTTTTACTGTAGCAGTTTGACCACTGTCATTCTTAATAAAATACCATTTTTGTTGGTCGTTAGGATCTATTGTTAAATTAAAAGCTCCTGATGGAGATCCTGATAATATTACAATTTTAAACTGACCATTAGATAAAGTACCATCACTTGTTGTAAGTGTTGTATTACCTGAGATTGTTAGTGTTGTAGATCCGTTTAAAGCTCTGTCTATAATCTTTAAATTATTATTTGTAGTATTACCCCAAGTACCTGCCTGTTCACCAGATCCTATTAGTTCTATTCCAGTATTATCTGTGTATGTACTTGCCATGTTTACCTCACTATTTCTGTATATGTCTCTGTGCCACTAGGCGTAATCTCTGTCCATGTTTCTGTGCCACTCGGAGTTATTTCTGTAAAAGTTTCCTCTGTTGCTCCTGCATTTACTTCTAT